ATTAATGGTTACAAAGCTGATACCTGACTTTTCAGCAAGTTCTTTTTGCGTTAGATTACTTGCTTTCCTTTCTTGTTTCAATAATTCGTTTAACATATATGTAATTTTATTTCAGTAAAGATAAAGTATTTTATACTATCTACAATAAATATCTTGAAGATGACCTACAAAATAAAGTAGTATCAATACGATGATAATCTTGGCAATGGTTTTCGGTTTCATATAAAGTGATTTGTTTATACAAATATAAACCTTAATTTAATACAAAGTGCAGAATGCTAAACTATTTTATAGGAATGAGTATTTTCCACTACCAGCCTTGAAGCTGATATTGTTATAGGCTAAAGCCAAAGCCATAACGCAATCATCGTGGAATCCTGATGGTGCTGAATACTTTACACCATTCGCTGAATACTGGTATTCAAAGATTTCAAGTTCTTGGGTAATGATGCCTTCTGGATATCCTATCTTACCTTGATGGATTGCCGTTTGCAGTCCAGCCATTAACTGTTGCTTTGATACCTGTGTGAACTTTAGTCCTTGAATCTGCATCCCCTCTCTTTGCAAGTCCTCAAAGATTGGATCGCCTACACCGGTAGAATCTATTAGGATAGGTCTTCTTGGCAGTCCAAGTATCTTCTGCTTCGTAGTATGCCAGTCATTCTGAAACCTCTCAAAATAAGCCGTATTGCCTTGTGAATCCAATCCTATTATCACAGTCCAGTCATAGGACTTCGCCACATCTATTCCGAAACAAGCGATATCATTCATAGACATAGGCTTGATGCATTTACGAATGTGGTCAGTACCAAAAGGATTAGCAGCGTTCTCCATAGGATTCGCCATATATTCCTGCTCAAATACAACTTCTGGTAACTGTCTTCGTGCATCATCTATTTCTGCCTTATCAATATAAGGATTATCGTAGGTGCTGAATTTAAATGACCTCCACCCATCTTCTCCGTTCTTCATATAAAGGGAGTAGAAGTAGTTCTTGCCTCTGGGAGTAGATAAGAAGATAGCCTTGCCCTTGAAATCTGTTAGGGTAGGTCTAATACTATTCATCCATCCTTGCTCTAAATTGGCTATATATGAAGCCTCATCTATAATGGCAATATGAAACTTTAGTCCTCTGAAGTTATCAAGTCTTTCCCCTGTAAAGAATCGTATCTTTCCTCCAGTAATAAATTCTATTGTTAGGTCTGACTTGTTCGGTAGGACTATTTCGGATGGAATTATCTTTAGTATGTCATCAAAGAAAACCTTAGCAAGTTGGTATGTAGGTGTAACATATGCTACCAGCTTCTTCTCTATGGCATACTCAATGGCAATAGACTGACTGATTAATGACTTGCCAAATCTTCGACCTGCCATCATCACTATAAATCTTTCCTTGCAGTCCAGTACCTCCCATTGTCTATTGTGAGGAATCGGAAGGATCAGGTCTATTTCTTTCGTATCTGACAACTATTTCTTTTTTATCGTTATTCTCGTTCTTCGTTCCATCTGTCCACTTGCTTCTAAATCGGTTAATCATATTCAATCTCCATATCCTATCGTTGAAGAATGGTATCTCATTTATCATTCCTTTCCTGCCCATCTTCTCCCACCAAATCATTGATTTTTGCGTTCCTATATTCTTGGAGTCGGAAAAATTCTTATGCACCTTAACCCATTCGTACAAAGTATCTTCTGCTACCTCTATTATCCCCCCAAAAGATTCAAAGGAATAGCCTTCCGACATATGTTCTATAAGCATTTCACAATACTCTTCTTTATATTTAGTAGGTCTTCCCCTTATTATCTCTTCCATTATTTAAAGATTGTGTAATTATTACTTCTTTCATATTGCTTTATTGACTTAGCCCATACCTCTGCTGCCTTATTTAATCCTTCATCTTTCATCTTTCTGTATTCGGTTTGTTCTCCTACATCGTGGCCTAAATGATAGGATTGTAAGCCTTTGATATAGTAATTCTTAAAGCCAAGTTTAGTAAGCCTTAACCCATAGTCGCTATCTTGCATTCCATATGGATCGTATGCTTCATTAAAATAACCTACTGCATCAATGGCTTTTCTGGTTATTACTACATTACCGAATGTTGCAAATGTAGAATGAACCTCAATTCCATTAATTACTTCAAGTGCTGGTAAGTTCTCAACGCAATAAATGCCACACATTCCTGTATTAGGTATTGCTTCGATATGTTCTACTGCCATTAATAACCAATTAGAAGGCATCTCAATATCATTACCACAGAAACATACGGCATCATAATCTTTTGTTTTATCTATACCTTCGTTTAAGGCTGCTGCTATTCCTAATCTATCAATTACAAATAAATCATATGGGTAGTTTCCTAATAGAAAACTTTGCATAGCCTTTTCGGTATAGGTATGTCTTAAATAATCAAGTAAAACTAAAGCTACTTTCATATATTTTCTCCTAATTCTTTTACTGGCACTCCAGCGTATTTATGTCGTGGCTGAAGTATGCTTTTCTTTCCTACAAAAGCACTTGCACCTATCATACATCTTCTTGGTATCTCTACTCTTTGATGGATGACTGCATTTAAACCTATGTTAACCTCATCATTTATGATACAATGTCCTCCTATCTTTGCCCCACAGGATATAGTCGTATGGTTATGTACAATCGCATCGTGGCCAATATGAGAATGCTTCATAAAAAAGTTACTATTCCCTATAACTGTTTCCACCATTCCTCCATCAATCGTTACAAGTCCAGTTATAATATTATTATCTCCTATCGTTACTTTATTAGGTGTATTATTCCATTCTCCTCTATGTTCTGCATTATCGCCTATAATACAATAAGCACCTATATAGTTATTTTTACCTAATGTTACATTCCTTCCTATTATTGCCGTAGGATGAATATTATTACCCATAGTATCTACCATAGTCATCAATAAATTTATAATGAATATCTTTTAACATTTGAATATATTGTTTTCTATCACCATATTTAACGTGGCAATCTCTGCACAATCCCATCAGGTTCTCTATATAATCCTCATCATCTGATCCACCCATTCCCCTTGCTTCAATGTGATGAATGTCTACTGCTCTACTTCCACAGACTTCGCATCCCATATAATCTTCTAATCCGTAATCAAAGTATTTAGTGTAAACTTTAGTATGTTTTTTCATATATAAACGTATCTATTCGTATTTATGAGCCGCAAATTCTTGTTAATCGGCTCAAATTGTTCCATCCTGCAAAGGTTCTTTTTTATCATCTTCGATTCGCCTATATCTTTGCTGCCAAATTAACTGACAAAGTATAATGCTTTTCTCAACCACTTCTTCTTCTGTGTTATCGGGATAAAGTAAGTGCAGCGATTCGTGTATAAGTATCTCTAAATGTTTCTTTCCTTTAAGCCTACTATCCAAATAGATAATGCCTTCGGAATCTGCCAATCCCCAAACCTTCTCCTTGCCTAACTTTTTATATCTAACTTTTATCATCCTTCAATGCTATCAAATCTGGTCTATCTATTTCGCCTACTTCTATCTTAACCTTTCCCCGCACAGATGCCAATGCTTTTCTATACAACTGTTCTTCTTGATAAATTAGCTTAAGCCTACTCATAAAAAATACTTCTTGTTCTTCTAATGACATCTTGTTTACTTTCTTTGGTATCATAAAACTTTTCCTTTATAAATCCTTTTATTTTGTACTTGAAAATCATTGCCACTTATTTCAACGAAAGCGAAGCCGTGATTCCATTTATTCAAAGGTAAATATAAAGGATGTAATTCAGATAAGCATCCTAAAGAAAATGTAGTAACTATCTTGCCATTCATATCAGTTTCTGTATGTTCACTTGTAGAATGATTATGGCCTTGCATTGCCGATACCTTTGCCCTTGTGAACAATCCCCTTGCAATGTTTACTGGACTGAATGCTGATGGGTATTCGTGGCCGTGTATAATGTTTAAATCCCCTGCTTTAATAATTCGCTTATCCTTTATGATGTCTATTCCTTCTGCCCTTGCCTTTATGATATTGCCTATTTCAAATTCATCCACCCCTTCAAGTTCTCCAGCTTTCATCCATAAAAAATGCTCATATCTTTCTTCGTGGTTTCCCATCTTGAAATAAATCTTAGCATCTAATTGCTTATTCAAAACCTGTATAAAGTCCTTGAATGATTTTAATTCACTTGAGAAACTTCTTTTCTTTGGATCTTTAGCATAACGACTTAAACCGAAGAAATCAAGGCAATCCCCATTGAGTAATATTGCATCAGGTTTCATTTTCTTTCCCCACTCAATAGCAGAAGATAATGCTTCGATGCTATGGTAAGGTATATGAATGTCGGACAGAACAAGTAATTTTTTAGCATCAATAATGAAAGGAGTATAATTAGTTTCATCTGAAGCTGGTAGATTATATGGATTTAATGGCCTATTCTCAATGACTTTAACTGCTTTAGATTTTTTATCTGACTTGC